TTGGGCCAGAAAAAAAACAAGAAAATTTGATCTTAGTTGGTTGGTAAATTACTGTAAAACCAACAGCGTGTTCGAATACAAACATTTCAAATATTCCAAAAAAACTAAAGCTCCGTGTAGTAGTCGAGTTATTGATCGCATTTTTGTTGAAAACGACATAAAAGGGTGGCGACAATTTTCTAAAAACTATTTGACTGTCAATCACAAAATTGTTGACGTGGAAGTAACAACACTTGATTGCCCAATTCCTGTTTATGATTTAGAAATTGAAAATCCAGAGAACACACACAATTTCTTGATTGGCCCTGGAATCGTAGTACATAATTCTAAGGCTACCTTAGCGCAAGAAGATGTACGATTCAGTCGAACCATTGGGAACATCCAGAAAATCGTTATTGCTGAGATGACGAAGCTGGCGATGATCCATCTTTATGCCAAGGGTTTTGATGGGGAAGACCTCATTGATTTTGAGTTGAAACTTAGCAATCCATCAAGCGTAGCTCTTCAGCAGAAACTGGAACTTTGGGCAACCAAGATGGACGTAGCAGGGACTGCGAAAGAAACTGGTCTTGTAGATTCCAGATGGATTCAACGACATGTCTTAGAGCTAACTGAGGATGATATCAATCTTGTTGATAAAGGCCTGTACGAAGACAAGATTCGTGAGGTCCAACTTGATCAGGTAGCTTTTGAAGAAGAAAAAGAAAAACAGACAACGACCGATCCCTTTAGCCAAGCAAACTATGGAATGTCTGGAGAGGATATTCCAAAAGGGAATACACACGAGCCCCCGCAATCTGGTGGCACTGGTACTGATATAATCATGCCACATGGACACGGAAAAAAGCGTGATTTTAAGGTTAAATGGGACCCAACAAAGACTCCTGTCAAAGCAACGCCATTTGCCACTCGTTCACGTAAAAATCGGAAGCGTCGAGTTGGTCAAGGTGGACGTGCGAATACAGCTAGTTCTGACCTCGGAGCTATGCTCCATCCAGGGAAAAACAGATCTCTATCAGACGTCTATGACAAGGGATTCTTGAACAATCCAACTCGTCGAGAAGGTTTAGAATTTAGTGACGAGGATATGGTGCTTGGAGAACAACGTGTTCTCAGATTTAACGTCTCTCTTCCCAGAGAAGTTCGTTCGATGCTCATCAAATTGGATGAACGCTTTTCTGCAAAGGCTAGAGCCAATGACCTCTTGACAGAAACCCTTGACCAGGTTGATATTGATGACGATGAATTGCTGATAAACAATGTATTGTTCGAAGAACCTGGAAGTAATGAGGAACTGAAGAGTCTTCAGGAAGCCTTTGAAGCTAGTGATAAATCGGAAGCTGATGAAAGTATCGAGTTTGACTTAGAATAATAGCTGGACAAAGGCCCTATTTATGATAGACGTAGAGGCAAGAATACTCAAGTCGGATAGTGGCAAATGCTTAAACACAACAAAAAAAGAAACATTGGGTTACTCAACGAGTTCTTTGCTCGTTATATGGCAACAGCAGCAGTAGAGTTTCGATTCGAAGACTACGAGAAGGCTGACCTGCTTTGGAAGAAACATTTCCATCAAGGAAGTGAATTGACCAGAGAACTCCAGCTTTTTGAAGTAATCGAGTCTGCAAGACTGAAAGATAGAACAATCGCACATCAAATGCTTGCAGAAACAAGAAAGCACGCCAGGGAACAGAACCAAGAGAAACTCGACAAAGAAAAGACAACTCTTCTTCATGAGATCAATGCCGAACTTAATGACCCAGAATTCTTTGCTCGTGCAGTAGGTGCAGAACAATATCGCACAAACGCCAGTATTCAGATTCTTCTCAATGCTTGGCGCTCCAAAAAGGAATCACCCAATTTCTCCAAAATCTCACATGTAAAGGAGAGGGTCATAGACTACATGACCGAAGAAAGAGCATTGCTTCCCCCCATCGATAGTTCTGTGTTCAGCAAGACTAAAGAAGATGTGGACCAATTAGTAATCAATGTGTTCTGTGAAAAGGTCGATGAGCGTTACAGCAACCAACTAAACGATGAACAAAAAGAAATCCTCGGGCTCTACGTCTTCGCAGAGAAAAACCCAAATTCACAGCATAAACTTGTCGAAACTCTTACCAAACTTCGTTCTTCCATTTCTCAGGAAATCAAAAAAGAACTTTCTACTCTCAATGAGAATAAAAATAAGAAAAACGCTACCAAAGATAAACTCTTGGAAGTACAAGCCTGCTTGAATGACTCATCCTACGATGTCAATCGTCTCTCGAATAATACAATTAGTTTCTATCTCGGACTTGCTGGCCTTAAACACGAACTTAGAACTAAATAATATTATATTTACCAACTAGAGAACCCAAATGAAATTACTACGAGAACTCACAGTATTCAAATACGACGCCAAACAAATCCAAGAATCGATCGAAGAAAACGGCAAGATCGTTGTCCGAGGCGTCATTCAGCGTGCCGATGTTCTGAACGCAAACGGACGAGTGTACCCACGAAACATTCTTGAACGTGAAATCAATAACTACATGAAGCTCGTAGAAGAGCGTAGAGCGACTGGAGAACTCGACCATGCCGATGACCCCGTCGTAAACTTGAAGAACGTTAGCCACGTTATAACAAATTTGTGGATGGAAAATGACGGCACTGTCAAAGCTGATGTCGAGATCCTTGACCAACTCCCCATGGGTAAGATTCTTCGTGGACTCGTCGAGGCAGGTATCCAAGTCGGTATCTCTAGCCGTGCCCTCGGTTCCGTTGAACAGTCCTATGAAGGCGACATGGTTCAGGATGACCTACATTTCATTTGTTGGGATTTCGTCAGCGAGCCCTCGACGCCCGGAGCTTGGATGATGCGTGAAAGCAAAGAGTATGGTCCAGAAATTCTCGACAAAGTCTTCACAAGAGAAGATAGGATCTGGAGAAAAGCTAACGATATCATGGTTTTGCATAACAGACTCAACGAAAGTTCTTCGAAGAAAGAATAGCTCTTTCGAAGGTAAGCCAAAAACTCTGCTTGCCAGGCAAACAAAACGTATCCTCTGATTCTATACTAATTCATGAGCACATATGAGTGCAACAAGGAATTAGAAATGAAGAAAGAATATGACGGACATTCAAAGAAATCTGGTGTTTACAGGATTACCAATACAATCAATGGAAAAATCTATATTGGATCTTGCAAATGTTTCCAGGTTCGAGCGAATCAACACATTTCCTCGTTGAAGAATAACAAACATTCAAACAAGCATCTGCAAGCCAGTTTTAACAAGCACGGCACAGACGCATTTTTGTTTGAGGTGATTGAGGTTGTAGATGGAGACAAATTAGCAAGAACCACAAAGGAGCAGACTTACATTGATGAGTATCTTGATGCCTGGGATGGCTGTTACAACTTACCAGGAAAAAGGACCATTCAGAGAGGTGGCAAGATAGTGAACCCAGAAGTTTTCAGGAGAAAAGTTAGCAAGGCAAAAAANNCATTTTACCAAACGGAAAAGGGTCAAAATTTAATCAGACGATTATCTGAACAAAAGCTTGGCAAGACATATGAAGAGATGTATGGTGCGGAGCGAGCTGAAGAGATTAAAGAAAAAATCAGGCAAAATAAGCTTATTGAAATGAACAAGCCAGAGGTAAAGGAAAATTTACGCAAACAGCGATTTGGAAAAACGGATATCGAAATTTTTGGTAAGGAGAGGGCAGCAGAAATTGCCCAAAAGCGGAGCAAGGCAAGAAAAGGAAAGTATCTTAGCAAAGAAAGTTCAAGGTACAGGGTTATTACCAACGTTAGTCTTATATCTCCGAGCGGAGAACTTTTTACACGAATTGAAGGAATTAAAGACTTTGCTAAGCAGCATAATCTTTCTCCGAATCATTTATGCGAACTTTTGAATGGGAAAAGAAAAAGCCATAAAGGATGGAAAATGCGTGTTGAGGACTAGGAACAATAAGATATTCCGCAATACTAGTTAATGAGCAGTAGTGACAATACTAGATATTCATATTGTAGGAGACTGGTTTTATGATTAAGACGGTGACAGATAGCGATTTTCAGGCT